GAAATTTTATCTATAATAATCTCCAAGTCCTTCTCGACAGATAAAAAACTGGATTTAGGTGGCTTATATCCATCAATCTTCATAAATTATCTCCTTTTACTCTTAGAACAAAGATTCTACTACAATGGTCTTTTGGTGTTTAGGATTTTGTTTATCTCCATAGAACAAATTAAATTGACCACTGTATGCGCCGCCCCATTTTGCTTTAACAGCAGGATAGCCCTCTTCTGTTATAAATGGTTCTATATGCACCGGCGCCGGCGTTTCCCCAAGGAACCACTCTCCGGCTTCATCTTTATTAGGAATAGTGTAAACTTGTGTTACCTTCGGTTTAATAAAGATAGGGCCTTCAATCTCAGTAGTCTTATCTACTTCTGGTGTTTCAATGGGCTTAATCAATGCACCAACTAAACCTGCCTCAACATCATCCTCTTGCTCATTAGAGTAATATTCTACCGCAGTAAATTCTAAAATACCTACTGTGCTAATTGAGTCTGTTGCTTCAACTCGCCAGCAGATAGTTCTATCGGGGTCATCGGCAGTTCCCAAATAAAACTTAGAATATCGTTTAAATTGCTGCATTGTTTTTTCATTACGTGGAACTAAAATATGTAAACTCAAATTTGGTTTATCAAGACTAATTCCATGTTTCTATATATAATCTATTTTAGTTTCAACTGGACCACGCACCGCAGCATAAGTTTTAAATTTTTCGCCATTTTCATCTAACCATTCAATCTGATGATCACAGCGTCTTATTTCACCGCGAAAGTAAGCAAGTTCATCTAACTCTTGTAAATATACAAGCCAAAAGGTATGAGTATTACACCACTCAAATACGTCACCCGGCTTATAATTATGCTCAAATCCAATTGAAATTATTTTATCATCATAGTCCTATTTATTCTTATCTGGATTGATTAGTGCTCTTACCGGTTGAGGCGGCCATGGGCCATGTGGCACTTCATCATCCATTAATAATCTTGGATCAACCTTTACAATCGGCTTTACTTTTTTAACCAGAGCCGCTTGATAAGAATATTTAGTGGCCATATCTAAAGAGTGTCTCTTGTCTTTAATCATGCGATCTTGTTGAGGGAGCCCGCCATGCTCTATCAACCTGTGCGCCATTAAATTGGCCGCATCAACAGTATCCGGCGTATATCTTGGTAAATCAGTATTGCCAAGCCGCTTATTTAATAACCGAATAGCATCATTTCTTTTATTCGGATATTCTTGCTCTTGGCGTCTTATATGTTGAGCTGGATTAAGCATGTTTGATAAACCTCTACAATATATTAATGGATTCAAAAACTATCTTCCGATAAACTATGAAATCCATATTTTCATCAGTAGTTTTAGATAGTCCCTCTAATCTTGCTAACACCTATAAAAATAGAGGATTATTAATGAATATTTCATTTAATCCTCTAATTTCAATCAATACTGTTGTTAATTGTTTACGCCAATCTTCTGCGTTTTCATACATTGGAATTAACTTCCAAAGTTGATTTGTTAATCGCATTATATTACTATGTATTACTTCATTTGAAAACTCAAAATCATATTTAGTCATAAGTATTAAACTTATACCAAGTTGACCTATAAATATTATCGCTTGTCAGCTCGCGGCGCTTATAAAGACGCTGTAAGTGATGCGATTGCCGCTGACACTCACCTAATAAAGTCACTAACTTTGCTAGGTGATTGGCTTGTGAAGTCATTTTAAAATCACTTCCGCTATATTTCATACGGATATTTTCAATAGAAGTAATTTGTCTTTGTAACCAAGCGCACATCATAAGAATTGCTATAATATCAATCTCTTCTGGTGTAAGAGTTGCGCCGAAATAAGAGTGTTCAACAGCAACACGTGGCGGCTTATGTTCGTCATCCTCACCTATGTCCTCCCAAATTGTTCCCAATGAAAAATCTTTATCGGTTAAATCTGCTTCAGATTTAATTTCTTCTTCAATGGTCCAATCATACAGATTTTTACGAGGATATTCAAAACCTGATACAGAAGTAGTTAATAGGTGGCGCAAATCGCGGATGGTATCTTGTGGTGTTAATTCAACATACATATCATCAGTAATTTTACCAAGAAAGCACTCATAAACATCAGTAAATGGAGTTCCCATTTATTGACTCTCCTTTCTTTTCAATTACTTATTTTCAACAATTTTATAATTTACATTGGTTCTACGACCAGCTGGTGCTGCTTCCACTGGAGCAACTTTTTCTTCAACTGGAGCGGTATTGCCTTTAGCAAGGGCCGCTTGATCCTGTTTAATCAATTCCGCATCTTGAATAGCCTTATCTACATCAAAGCCTGTCTTTTTCTTTAAGGCTTGACGCTTTTCATAATCATTCAGAGGAAGCGAAACTGCATATTTTTTAATCAAGTCAATAATTCCAGCAGGTGCATAATCTAAGCAATCAAGAAAAGCATCTACAGAACCATGTTGCATAAGTTCAATAATCTGTTGTTCAGACATATAATATTCTGGCTGCGGCTTAATACCGACGCTTCTTAAAGCCTTATCATCAGTAATCTGAAGATATTGGATCATCATTTCACGCCCACCGGGCTGGAATGATAATTTCGCCAATTCATCATAACTAATCATCTTTACTTCTCTTGGTGCAAATTCTCTACGAATATTTTCTTCTGGAATTTTATATATAACCCTACTATCACTTCTGTTTTTTACAGTAAGCATTCTTGTTGCCATAATTTATTTTAAACACTCCTTTTTCTCCAATATATAACTAAAAGGGGAAAGGGGACGGAATTATCCTTCTCCCTTTCCCCCATAGTATATCATAAATATTTTAAAAAATCAAACTCAAGGCTCTGGATCTGGTGTAGGGGCAGGTTTGTCGCCGCCTTCTTCCTCATCATCGCAAGGGCACAGGCAACCAGTTCCGCTGTAACGACCATCATAAGTGATGATTGTGCCATTGACGCCATCAAGGAACCATTCATCCATCTGGCCAAGTAAAGAAGTATCAACATAAGCGCAAATATCATTAGTCATCATGCAGACAACACCAACTTTGCGGTAAACTTGAATTTCCTTGCTCCAGTCATAGTTAGGACGTTCATCAACAAGGGTCTGACCTTCAAAAGCAACCTTAACGGGCTTCATATTTGCGCCATTAGGGATAATGAAGCAGAAGCCAGGGTCAAGAACCTTTGTAGTATTGCTTTCATCTTCAAAGCCGTTAGGAAGAATGACAACATTCCACTTCTTATATCTCTGGAAGTGGCCATTGCGCCATAATTCATCCTTCATAGCTTCAGTATAACGCCATGCTTCGTTAGGAAGTAACTTAACAGCAAATTCCTCAGTGCAGTAAATGGTAGGTTCGCCGTAAGCACCAGCAACCATAAGCAGCTGATCAAAAGCAGCCTCATCAAAACCATTAGCGGCAACACGGTTCATTGGAGGTAACTGACCAAGAGCACCCTGCATTGCGTGGGCGATTTCTTTGTAAATCAGTTCATCCATACCTTCATAAACGATATCAATCAGTTCTTGGAAGTCAACGCGACCATCAAGGAACTCTTCAATACCGATCTGAGCGGCACCACCGATAGCACTGGTACGAACTTCAAAGGACTCTTCATTACGTCCAAGTTTGAAGACTTCGTATACACCAGCAAGACCAACGCGGGTGATGAACTGTTTTGCACGAGCGCGTGAAATGCTGCTTAAATTTCTCTTAAAGATAGGCTTGTCGCCCTGTCCGAAGACTTTAACTTCGGCGAACTGGGCATAATTGACAGCGACCTTCTTAGGAAGAACATCATCAAGAACCTGCTCAATTAATGAGAAGATACGGTTCTTGTTTTCGCGATATGCATCAAGTGTTCCGCCAAGTTCATTAAGTTCTTGACGAAGGGTTTCATTTAAAGCACTGTAGCTTAAAGACTCACCGTTCCAGCTATAAGCAGTAGGAGCGGAAGGGTTGGCATTAACGACAGCTTTAGCAAGCTGTACCAGATTTTTCTGATCTAACATTATCTTCTGTCTCCTTTCTTATTACTCGACACGCATGATCTTAACGCCACGCTGCCCATCGGGCATTGTATAAACCTTAGAAACAACCCAAGCCTGGTCAGAGCCGCCCTTGGAAAGGATGCCCTTCTCACCAATCTTAAGGATGTCGCCAACTTCAAGTTTGTCCTCATCAATCATATTGGTGGTATAGATATCGCCAACGTGAGTACGGAACAGACGACACATCATAGAAGTGCCAGCAGGCATCATCTTTTCCTTATATCCGCCAAGGATATGGAAAGGATCTTCATTGTAATGTAATTCATAAGGATCAGCAGATGCAGTAACATCTTCGATCATATACTTGTGGTCTTCGGTCTCAGGCCATTCGGTAATTTCATTACCTTCGCGGTCTTTACCAACACCATTATAATAACGCATCTGAATGTCAGCAGGATCTTTGCCGCCAGCGGGACTATAAACGCGGGCAACATAATCATCAGCCTTCATAGCAAATTCGCAATCAAACTGACCATCGCGATACAGTTTAATTTCGTTGAAAACTAACATCCACTCTTTAACAACGTCAGACTCAAGTTTTACTAAGCCAGCCGGATAATCATACTTAGCAAATTGACCATTTTCAAGAATCTTGACTTCTGGGTCAACAGGAAGCTGAGCATAAATCTGGCCATTGCGCTGAGCAGATAAATGGTTGGGTTCAACCTGGCCATAGCCGTATTCAACATACTTAGCCTGGCTTAAACCCTTAAGCATCTCTTTTAAAGTAGGCACTTTTTATTCCTCCTAAAAAAATCAATTTAACATTTGTTGTTCTACAGCTCGTGCGCGTTGGAACCAGGCTGGAGCGGTATTACTTTCAAACTGACCAGCAGTATTAACATCAACAGTCATTGGACCTTGAAGTTTATTATCATCAAGACCAAAACTTACTTTGTTGCGCACACAAATAACAGATAATTTTGCTTCAATATCATCAAGACTATAAGTATCAATGTTATTAAGCACATCTCGTTTATCATCATCAGAAAGCATATAGAAAGTATCATTAATTAATGACATTTTCTTCTCTCTGTCAATGGTTAATTTAAAATTATTTAATTCAGTATTCTGAGTGGTTAACTCATTTATTTTGTTTTGTAAAGAAGTAATTGTTTCCTGCGCGGCAGCGTAGTCAGCCTGTAACTGAACATATTCCGGAATTTCTTCAAGAACATAAGCAACAGGTGCTTCTTCCGCGGGAGCCGGTTCTTCCGATTGCTCAGCCGCTGGTTCGCCAGCATCCTCATCGGCTTCTTCGGCATCTTCTTTATTTTCCTCTTCAGCAGGAGTGTTTTCCTCTTCTGCCTCTTCAGGAGTTTCTTGCTCCTCTTGGTTTACTTCCTCTTCAACCTTTTCGTCTTGAGGCTGTTCTTCTACAGGAGCAGCGTCTTCCTCTAACAGTTTTTCATCAACTGGCATAGAGTTTCCTCCTTCTGTAAGAATTGTTTTCATTTCTTCAATTAGTGAAAACATTTTGTTTTTAAAGCCATCATCTAAACTAAACTGAATTTTATCAAAACTTTCGATACGAGCGCCTTCAAAGCAAGGCTCTACATCTTCACCTAAAATACAAAGTTTAGAAATTACTGCTTCATTTATTATGAAAAAATCATAATCAGAATTATCGTCAAATGTCCAAGAACCTTTTGTTAAATTTTCATCAAGTTCCATAGATTGATTATTACCCCGTTCAAGCACTCTCTTTGTCTCTGGGTATTGACCAGTCCAAAGAAAGCCTTCAGTGCAGAGGTATTCGTGTTCAACATCATCATCAATAAATTTCTGAAACCAAACACGCGCATTTAAATCTACAAATCCATAAGGGCGGGTCGTATCTTTAAACTTAAAATCTCCATTACTAATTTCTATAATTGCATTATGTTCTTCAAAATCTTCTTTTGTTTCATTATAAAAACCAACAATGGGAGATCCAGGAAGTGAATTTGCCATTTTGGTAGCAACTTCCTTAGTAATTATTGACCCGTTTCTATTAGGTTCCTGTCCAACATAACAAACTTTTATTACACAACGACTAATTAAGGGATTAATCGGTGTAATTTCCACCAATTCCATCGGTGAACTTGCTATACTTATATGCTGCACCGTTAATTTCTCCTTAACTCATACTTTCTTGATTGGCTATTGTTTTATCTGACTTTTGATCATCAGGTTTTTCTGGCCGCCCCGCCGTTTTTTCTTCTCCACTTACTGCTTCAATTTTAGACCCTAGCCTTTGGCCAGTTATGTCCAAAATATCATTAGAACTTAATGTAGAACTCATTAGAGGAGGAACCATAATAGCACTAAGATGTAAAATAGTATTCTCAAAGAAAATAGTATTAAGTATCATACTCTGAGAATGTCCAAGAGCAATCTGAGGAAGCATCTTACTAAAGCCGACCTGCGTTTGCTCCTTATACATCTTTGACATTTCCTTATAATTGTATTGCGTTGTTTCCAGCATATAAAAGCGGAAGTTGTATTTGCGGCGGTTCGTGCCATAATGCCTTACAATGTGGCTAAAAAACATATTAAACTGTAAAAGCAAATCGCGCATAGTAGACTCATCATCTAAAATAGATTTTTCTAGTGCCATATTACCTTCAGTATTAAATAAGTTTCTTGAAACACCTAAGTCATTATAAACAGTCCGCTCGGCATTTTGTAAGTCTTCATCCGCATCGGCTGTGACGTTATCTGAAATGTCTAATAAATCAACGTCTGCAAATGTTGTTAAAACATCTACGCCTATTGCTCGCTGTAGCATCGCAACCGCATTATTATGAATATCGCGCGCCTCATCAACATCAAATATTAAATCACCATTCTTATCTCTTGGAAGTTTTTGAACTATAATTTTTAATAATTGCTGCATTTGGCGGCGGCGATCTAAGTTTTGAACCGTATCTAAATTAATAAGTTCTGGTATAGCAGAAGCAAAAGCAGGAATATCACTGCCATTTAAGTTAAACTTAACAACAGAACCTGGAGTTAGTGGATACCATCCATAAACGCTCCAGCGATTATAAAACCAATCTTTTTCTTCTGGAGTAACGTAAAGGGCTTCTGCTTCTAATTTGCGCTTCTTATATAATTTATACCCAGTTAAAAACTCTTCCGGAAACATCTTTAAAATCTTTTGGCGGTAATCCGCATCTGGGAACCTATCATCAAAATAGGCCATATTAAATTCTATAACTGGCAGCCCCTCTGAATAGAAAAGGCAGCGGCAATATTCCGGCGGCAACTCTTGTAAAATAATTCTGTCTTTTGACTATATAATATAGCCATAATAACATCCATATTTTACAACCTTTAAAGCAATATCGGCGCACATCTTTTTAAGATATGAGTTATCTAAAAAGTTTAATGTTTTATTAAAATCGGCTACTATTTTTTCTTCATCTGCTTCTTCGTCTAATATTTCTGGCTCTATATACCAGTCATATCTATAAAGTTCAGCAAAATAATTACATACTCTGCGATAGATGCCGCTCATATCATAAAAATGATCAGAAATGGCGCGAAGCACTGGATAATTTTTTTCAGCGAGCGCCCGCAAAATCGCTTCCTTAGTAGCATATTGAGGCGGCAAAACTTTCTTATAAACATTTAAATCTAATGTTGCGTCAACAAGTGTTTTTAAGCCAATTTTAATTTTGTTGTAATCTACAGGCATATCGGCAGTTGGATGCTCAATAAAATTAAATCCCTTTTTATGAATTTGTTCTTGAGTATTAGTTTCGTTTAAAGTTAAAGTATCCAAACTTTTAACCTCCTTAATAGCCCGCAAGTTTCATAATATAATCATAAGAAATTTTTTGTTCATCAGTATACGGAATTTCTATTAACTTATACCCATTTAACGCACAGAAGCGACGTTTTAGTTTATCATTAAATTGTTGCTGATAAAAACCTTTTTTGCCGCCAAATTTTGCGCGAGGTTCATAATGTTGTATTCCTTGATATTCAATAATGAAATCAATTGATCCCGTATCATCAAAAACAACAAAATCAAAGCGAAGCGGTTTGTTATTACTACTTTTCAAATTAGGGAATATATACTCTTCTTGAAAATCAAGACCAGCCGCTTCAAGAATTTCTTCTATTTTTATTTCACCATAACTAGACCGCATAATCGCTCTCTTTCTATATACAATATGAAAAAACTTGAAATAAAATTAATCTGTCTTGACCAATATTATATCTCATATAGTATTAAAAAAAATGATATAAGTTTTTTTATAAAATGTCCAAAGATCAGTTAAGAAAAATCCAATCCTTAGCACTGAATTTTTTCTTCTTTCTTCCTTCTTCTTCATTCTTTAAATACCAAAGACCATATTCAACAGAAGAAAATTTATCATGTCCTATGGAGCGCGAAGCGCCTTTTAATCTTACATTAACGCCTTCTGTTTCAACACGCAGGTTTAGTATTTCTTCTTTAAGAAGTGAGGTTAAGAAATAAGGACGAATATAGTTATCACGCTTTTCCGGCGACATTGCCGCACCGACTTTAGTATTAAGCAATTTAGCCTTAGCGGTGCGCTCATCTATTAACATACGAAGTCGGCCAGAAGAGACCGCCTGCTGGAAAGTAACGTGACAATCGCTATTAAAGCGTTCATTTGCTTTAACAATATAAATTGCATTTTGTTCACAATTAGCAGTGCGCTCTTTTTTATATTGCTAATCAGCATCTTTATAATTGCCACCATATACTCCAAAATCTGGATAAACATCTCCATTTTCGTCTATTTGTGTTCGCGTCATAAAGTCTAAAAGAGCGGCACCAACGCCATTACCATCAATTACTACTCTACGTGCCTTATATTTATAAAATAGGCGTTTTATTTCAATAGCTTGATTTTCAGTATGCTCATTATTCATAACATACATATTAACAAGATTTTTATAAGGATCGCCTTGCTATGAAGGTGTGCTCTTTAATACAGAAATAACAGTATCGCACCCTTTGGTGCGTGCGACGTCAACGCTTAATACATAAAATCCAGAAGCAGAAGAACGGCCGGAAAACTCATATTCGGGCTTTTGAAGGACGCGGTTGCGGTCAAAGGCGTCACCGCTAAAGAAGGCATCTGAAACGGTGCCACTCCATTTTGAGTTATATTCGCGGTCAAAGGATGCTTCATCAAATGTTGAGTCACGTTTTAAGTCAGAAACAAAACTTTGAGATAGCAGGCCGGAAATAAGCGGAATACGGTAAGTGCCGCCTATAGCAAAAGCCTTGCCCGGCTCAATAATCATCTGAACCAAAATCTAAAGAAGTTTTTGATAACTATAAGTTTGTTTGTAGCCGGCAGTGGTAATAAAGATTTGAGACTGATTTAATACTTCATCCTCTTGAACTGTTCCATCAAGCGCGCGCCGGCTAACGTTCATAGTAGGAATTAAAACGTCTTGTAAAATTTGTTGGTCCATACTATTGCACTCTTCAAGAACACCCGCGTGCTTACGAACACCACGAGTTTTTTCAGCAGCAGCCAAATTCCCAAGAGTAGAACCATTTTTAAATTGGTATAATGCGTGATCACGGCTTGTGGTGGTGCCGCCGCCACGCGACCAGTTTATTTCGCGGCGGAAGGCCGGCATTTTATCACATATATCTTCCACCTTTTCAGAAAGAATTGTTGCGGACTGCTCTTTGCCGCCAGCCGCAACAAAAATATCTGCGCCAGGATATAAAATACAACGTATCATTTGTATTAAGTCTATTAGGAATGATTTAGAGAAGGCACGTGGGAAAACGCCATACACATATTTATAGCGCATAGCAATACGCAATAAAATGCGTTGATAAAAATATAAACTAAAGGTTTGTTTGCGCTCGTGCTCTGGATCATAGCCAGCGCTCATAAAATCAACGAATAGATCGGGGTATTCGCGCCAAAAAGCAATGTATTGCCGCAAAACCGGCTTAATCTATTCAACACGTTCTGC